GCCTGACGAACCGCTAGTGCCAGTGGTGCCGCTAGTGCCATTTGCACCGCTTGTGCCTGACGAGCCACTGGTGCCTTCAGTACCGCTTGTACCGCTAGTGCCTTCTGTGCCGCTAGTGCCTGACGAACCGCTAGTGCCAGTGGTGCCGCTAGTGCCATTCGCGCCGCTAGTGCCTGACGAGCCACTGGTGCCTTCAGTACCGCTTGTACCGCTAGTGCCTTCTGTGCCGCTAGTGCCTGAAGAACCGCTAGTGCCAGTGGTGCCGCTAGTGCCATTTGCACCGCTGGTGCCTGACGAGCCGCTAGTGCCTTGGGTACCGCTTGTACCGCTAGTGCCTTCTGTGCCGCTAGTGCCTGACGAACCGCTAGTGCCAGTGGTGCCGCTAGTGCCATTTGCACCGCTGGTGCCTGATGAGCCGCTGGTGCCCTGTGTACCGCTTGTGCCGCTAGTGCCTTCTGTGCCGCTGCTGCCTGATGAGCCGCTGGTGCCAGTTGTTCCGCTAGTGCCATTCGCACCGCTTGTGCCTGACGAGCCGCTAGTGCCTTGTGTACCGCTTGTACCGCTAGTGCCTTCTGTGCCGCTGCTGCCTGATGAGCCGCTGGTGCCAGTGGTGCCGCTAGTGCCATTTGCGCCGCTGGTGCCTGACGAGCCGCTGGTGCCTGACGAACCACTTGTTCCGCTACTTCCACTTGTCCCTGAAGTTCCACTTGAACCTGGGCGACCAGCTAAAGAAAATATCCAGCTATTACTAACTCCTTCTTCTAAGTAATCATCGGATAATACTGTTAAATTCTGATTTAGAAAACTAGTAATTACCCCCTCGATCCGAGTACCATTTATAGTGCTTTGCACTCTAATCCTATCTCCAACCACAAAAGCAGTTTCAAAACTATTTAAATTAGTTGTAAAATTTATTGGCCCAAGAGTACCATTTATAAAATCTTGAGACGTTAACCCATCATAACCTAGACCATCATTTCCTGAAGTGCCAGAAGAACCACTGGTGCCTGACGAGCCACTTGTGCCAGTTGTGCCACTAGATCCACTAGTGCCAGCAGTTCCACTTGAACCGCTTGTACCACTTGTGCCGTTTATGCCACTGGTCCCACTTGTTCCTGATGTCCCGCTTGTTCCTGAAGAACCGCTCGATCCACTTGTACCGTTTGTTCCACTAGTACCATTAATGCCACTTGTTCCAGAAGTTCCGCTACTGCCATTTCCAATCACTTGATCAACCTCAATAATTTCAGTAGGCGGGCAAACTCCAGTTGAAGTCTCAACAATTTCAACCGCACCACAAACTCCTGAAACTATAACTTCTACAGTTACGTCTGGCATATTAGGATAGTGTTGAGATATTAGTATCTACTGATACCGTTCCTTTTAATATTTTTTGAATTGTTCCATCAGCATACTTTACAAGAACATCATACTTCAAAGGACCAGGATGAAGAGCGGCAGTTTGTGCCGCGCTCAACGTAAGTTTAATTAGACCGGAAGCTGGGGTGACTTTGGTTACTGTGAAAGTTGCGATATTTGGAAAGTAATAATCCTGCTTAATCTCTGCATCAATTGTGGCGTTCGTGACATCAATAGCTGTTCCAGTATCATTCTTCAAAGTTAAGACTAAACAGAAGTCCACATTCCTTTCGATTGAAATATTGTAGGTGGAGGCAGGCATGGCGGCTAATACAATTTACACAAAAAGCGCACCATAAAAGATGCGCTTTTGATTTTTAATTTTAATTAAATTAAAGCTAAACTCCAGTTGCTAAAGTATTCAAAACTTCGCCAACCATATTCTTAGCGACAACTTGAACAGGCTTGCCTTGATAAGAGTTGTAAGCATGAACTAATCTATTTAATTCAGCACCGTGATCTTTAGACAAGATAACAAACTGTTTACTAACTTCGTTGCCATTCAAGAAAGTAACGGAAGAATCTTCGTCACGAATTGAAACGACGTTGTTAGTTGGAGTTGAGCTTCCAATTGTCTTAATTGCATTTCGCGACTTCTTCTTGTAATAATGCATCAAATAAAGGTGCTTGAGGATGTTTTGCTCCTCTAGTCCCAGATCAGTAGAAGCGCCGCTATAATCTGTGTATATAAGACTGTTAAGCTCACCAAGGTTGGCTTGTAGCCAACCAGAAATCATACTGATGTTAGTCTCACCAGTATCAGCGTCGAATTCGTAATAAAAAATTCCACTAGCTATTTCTTGGATATTAGCCATTTAAAACTTTGTTTAATTCTTCTCTCTGTTCATCAGAGAAAACTTGTTTAGTTTGCGGCTGAGGAACGAAATAACCTCTGCTCGCAACATTTTGCGTGTCAAATTGACGAAGCAGTCTTTGCTTTAAATTGGGCCTGCTGCCAGCAGGATCAATTTTTAATTTATTTGCAAGACTTTGAATTTGACGGTCAGACATAGTATCCAAATTCTCTTCAAAAATTTTACGATTAGCAGTGCCAAAAATATTAATTTCAGTGATACCTAGGGTCTTTTCTAGCTGCCGAATCTTGTCCCTGTATTCGGGCGAGTTCTTATCTTTTATAGAATTAATTTCATCAATTAAATTGGCTTTCTTAGGAGCCTTACTTTGTCCAGTAGAGATTTCCATATAAGATAATACTCTTTATTTTACACTTTTCTATGTTATAGAGAATAAAAAAACCCGCCCCTTTCGAGGCGGGTTTTTGATAAACATTAACCTTAGACGATCTTGCCTACGAGGGCGCGGGTATCGAGGATGATACGACCCTCTTCCATCGAGCCGAAGTAGCCGATCTTGTTCTGACGGATGCTGTACTGGTCGTCAGCAACGAGGGTGAACTCGGCGCTAGAATCTGGATCAGTAGCAACAACACGGAGCAGGGACTCACGGGAGCGGTCGATACCAACAAGGATCTCTTCGGTCGCACCATCGAACGCGGCAGCGCCAGTGGAACCGTCAGCCTTAGCGAAGGTGTCGGAGCCAGCAGCAGTGTCGAAGATGGTGTTGAACTTCTGACCTTTACCCATCTCGCTGAACTCAAGGATAGATACGCCGTAGAAGCTGGGGATACCAGCGCTGTTGTATACGGCCATACGCATCTCGTCAGGAGCAGCGATGCCGTTCTCGCTGCCGTTACCAGCAGAAGAGACGGAGGGCGAGCCCTTGACATTGATTGGGTTGTAGGCCATAGCGCGGATCTGCTCAACGATCTCTGGCGAAACCAGAAGATCGCTCAGACCACCGCGAGCGCCGCCAGCAGGGGTACCCTTGGCAAAAGAGGTGTTGATACGCTTGCCGAGGGTGAGGAGTTCGTTCAGGTCAGCCAGCAGGAAACGACCAGCGGCATTGGCACGTTGAACGTGATCCTTGCCATTGGTAGCAGCGGTAGCGAGAACTGACATTACGAGGTTAGCAGAGGTGCGCTCTTGCTTCAGGAGGATTTCCTGAGCCATACGGGTGAAGGTCTTAGCGACAACATCCATACGATGCTTGGCGGCGTACTTACGGTCGAACGAAAGTGCGCTGTCAAGGCTGTAGGTGGTGATCTTCATCTCCGATACGGTGGGAAGAACCTGATTGGTGGGCAGACCGCCAGCTACTGACTGCGAGAATACAGTGATGTAGTCCTCGTCATTGATGTCGAAGTAGAGGTCGAGTGGGATGCTGGGATTATCGTCAGCGTTGAAAGGCAGGGTGGTGAACAGGTTGCTCAGTGTAGGAGCATTGTTTACAACTTCTGCGAGAACGGGACCGATAAATTCAGCGAGGGCGACTTGAGCATCATAAGCAACGGTGCGATTACGGCTAGCCATTGCTTTAATAAGCTCAAGTTGTTCTGGAGTGCGCTTTAAGGTGATTTTCATTTAGATAGTTCCTTTCTTATTACATGCGCAGACCAACTACGGCGAAGATGCCAGAGAACTGGTCATTGAGGTTTGCAGTTGAGGTGAGGGGTGAGCGCGAGCCAGTGCCGAGAATGACGCCGAGCTTGCCGTCATCAGTGTGGGCGCAGCCAGTGACTTTGCCGCTGTTAGCGGAAAGCTTGAAGCCAGAACCAACAGTGAGGGCGCCGTCGATGGCCGAGGGGCCGAGAGTGAAGACGCCGCGAGTAGCGACTGGAACGGCTTGGCCGGGCAGTACGCACATAAGCTCTTCAGCCTTTTGGCGGTAATAGAGAAGTTTCTCACCGTTCTCATCAAACTTTGCAGTTTGACGGAGGGTAAGACCAAGGCAGTTAGTCAAGTCGCCAGAGGCGGCAGGAGTAACCTTCAGATTAACCTTGGGATAGGAATTAGCCCCAATGAAGGGGTAGTCAGTTTTGCCGAGGTAAGAGTCGGTAGCGTAAGATACTGGGTCGAGGTCAAAGTTGCCAGCGGAAACTTTAACGAAGACACCAGCATCGCCGCCGCCAACGCCAGTTACGTTCTCGTTGACGGAGCCGTCAACAAGGGCGTACATGTTTACCACATCATGTTCGTCGTATTGACGGAATGGTAGAAGACGATTTGCCATATAGTTATCCTTTAATTTGGTTTACAGTTAATTTTTATTATTTGGAATAGCTTACGCTAATATTTTCGCGGGAGAAAGCTTTTGCAAACTTCTCACGGAGACTGGGTTCGCCAGAGATCTTGCTATCTGGGGCGGTGTTTGTCGCTTTAGCGCTTTCGAGAGCGGCATCGACATCGGGCTTCTGCTCTTCAACTTTAACCTCTGCGGTTACAGTAGAAGCTTTGCTGACTTCCTTGAGACGAGCCTCGACTTGCTCAGAAATCTTCTTCTCGATTTCGGCCTGTTGAGCTTTGATGGCCTCTTTGTTCTTATGCTTCCAAACAACATTGAACTTCTCTTTGTAAGAAGCGAAAGCCTCTTCAGAAGCGTCAAGAGCTTGGACTTCACCGATAACCAGCTTGCGGTCTTCGTCAGAAAGATCGAAAGCAGAATCAAGTTCAGCTACGCGAGCGTTTTGGCGAGCAAGAGCTTGCTCTTCAGCTTGAACTTTCTTGATCTGGTTAAGCTCTTCTTGAGTCTTGGAAAGCTCCGACTTGATGTTTTCTACGGAGGCGACAGTCTCTTTGTAAAGCTTCTCGGCTTGCTCTTTAGCGTTTTTCTCTGCGGACAGAGACTCGCGATACTCTGCGTCCTTTTGCTTGATAGCGTCTACGAATTGGCTAGTCATCGAAGCGACAGCCTCTTCACCAAACTTTTTTTCCAAAAGGGCAGACTTAAGTTCTGAAATAAGTTTTTCTAAGTCCATATGGTTTATATTTTTTACATTTTTTATCACTGAAATGGAATTTGATTTTTTATTCGTCAAAAAGGCGGCAACTTCTTGTTGAAAATCAGCAGAAGACTTTTCTGTTTCTATGTCTTGATTTTCCTCCTCTTTATCGTCTTCCTTATCGTCCTCAGAGTCTTTGAGCGAGATGCTTGCATCATTATCAAAAGCGACGACACCATTGACTTGTGCTGCCGGATTGGTAGTGAAACCGCCGCCAAGAGGATAAATCTCTCCAACAATTAAACGATAGATTGGAGTGCCGTCATTCATTTTGCCGCTACCACCTTTGGCTTTTAAAAACTGAGAAAGCTCTTGAACTTGGGCCGCGTCTGTAACAATCTCCGCTTCTTTAAGCGATTGGCTACCGACTGCTAAGTAATAGCTACTAAAACCAATTTCCCAGCTTGCAGAGATGGCGTTGTTAAACTTGTCGTTCTTGTCAGAATTGCGTAACATCAGCGATGTAAAGGACTTATCAACAGTTCTGTAGATAACACCTGCAACTGAAAGATAAATTGGATCAAGGGTTTGAGCGGCTTCATCGTCGCTCATAAACTTGTTATCTTTAAAGTCATTAAACGAATAATTAGTAATATGCCCGACAACTCTCTTTTTGTTATGCTCGATATTGAGATACTTGTGCAGGAATCTTTTGGCGATCTTCGAAGCGGTAGCGCCCGAAATGCCGTCGCCATTGTTGTTGATCATATTCGGGACAGCAAGATTGAATGAAACCCCAAGTAAGTCTGGGTTATTCTCTACGTCGATATTGGGTGAAAGTTTTTTTAACTCGTCTAACGAAGCTTTGGAAAGTAGTGGAAAATCTGTGTCCCCAAGTTTATGACAGGCAAAAGAAATCCCGTCTAATCTTGTTTTGTATTTAAAAGACATATATTACTTTACAGCAGAATGATAAAAAATTGCCGCAGAATATTCTTCTAATAAAAATTCATCCGCAGTCTGCGAAACTTGGGGCAAAGGCTTCAGTTTCTCAATTTCATCAAGATCAGCCATACACTTTTGCAGGGTTGGAACCCAGTTCTGTCTGTCCGAAGAGGCTACAACTTTCTTGCATAGATCTACAACACTCTGCTTTTGCTGCTTTGACAACTTCTTTACCTTGAACTTATTAGCAACAAAGTCTTCTGAGGCTTTCATAAAAGCATCAACCTCATAAACAACTGCTTGAATATCTTTGCGCGAAGCTTGGTTAGGAGTGCCCAAGGGTCTTCCGGCAACGCCATTAGTTGGGGCTGCGGTAGGAGTAGCTGGAGCATCAGAAGACATAACTGGAACACCACCAACAATTGGATTATAGTGACCTTTTTCTCTCTCAGAAAGGAACTGCTCCTGCGCGGGCGCGAGGGCGCGCGCGTCCGGCAATTTACCTGTTTGAATAGCTTCGATACCTTGCTCTGGAGTAAGGATAGAAAGCTCCATCAAGCGAGAGATCGTTCTCATATACTGAGTCTCGTCCTTCAAGTCGATCTCGGTAAACTTAGCTGTAGGATAAGCTCTGAATCCCAGATCCTTTGAAATGCGGATAATTTCAGGCTGGAGAACATCATTCAGGAAAGAGTTTCTCGCTTCTTTCAAACGCTCCATAAAGAAGCTAATCTTTGCATTTTGACCATTATACTTCTCCTCTCCAAGCAGCACATTCATTAAGCCCTCTTTAATATCTTGATTCAAGATCTTATATTTCTCTTCGCCCACCACCTTTTTAAGATCAGGAATAACAAACTCGGCTCTTGTGGTATAGTCAGAAACCAGAACGCGACCAACACTTTCGCTCATGAAAAGGTTTTGCATTGCCGTCATATTGGCAGGATTAATTCCGCCCTTATCTGGCTCCGCACCCATCGTAATCAAAAGAATAACGTTTTCGACGGTACGGGAAATCGCTTGATCGATATGCTTTAGTTCGATCTTTGCGTTGACATCTTCTAAAACAGGATAGGCGAAGGGAATGGCGAAAGGCTCGTAATCTTGTTTTTTGTAAAAAGAATAAAGCAAATATTGAGGATCGAGCTTCATCTTTAACCCGTCTCTAAAATACTGCTTGCTCTTTATCTGCTGCTGAACTTCTGGAGGAAACCCTTTTAGAAGCTCAACGTCAGCGTCATCTTTTGGGTTCTTCAGCCTCTCAAGTTCATACTCAGATAAAACTTTTTCATATACAGCCTCCGCAAAGGAGCTAGAAATTTTTGCAACGATCTCGTATGGATTAATTAGAATATAGCGAAGAGGGACGCGATTATTCACAATCCCGTTCTCGCTGAGACCTGAAAGAAGTTTAAAATCTTCGGCATTGAACTTACCATCAATCCGATAATAAAAGATATTTCCGCTGCGGTAGTATTCGCGGAAATACTGATCTTTCATCTTCCACAGTTTGATTTTCTTAAACCATTTGCTGAAGAACTCCCTGCTTCTTTCTGTACCGCCCTCAAGATAAATATCTGTATTGGCAAATTCAGTGGCAATATCAATTGTGTTTCTTACAATCGCGACATTTGCATAAGCCTTTTGACAGAGCAAGATAGAGTCTCTAACATCTACGCCATCTTTTGAAAAATCAAAAGGTAGTAGCCCTTGGCTCAATAGAGCATATCTACGAATATTACTATCAGTGCCATTGGCTGGTATTCTGCTCTTAGTCGAAGATGAGCTAGAAGATGTTCTTGAAGCTTTTGATATATCGTTAAAATAAGAACCTCCAACAAGTTTTGGCTCTACTGGAGCTTGCAAAACAGCTTCTGGTTTCTTGTTCTTATTCCAGTACTCGGATTTCTTAATATAAGAGCGCGCCATTTTAATAGTCCTTTATATTAAAAGTTACACGCAAAAGTCTAAAAGTACTTTCTTTTACTTTCATTTAGCGAGCAAAAAACGGAGTAAAAGTAGAAGAAACTGTCTGCATCTGACAATCCATCATATCGAAATAAACTTTTGTCATCCAGTTTCCTAAAACAAGACAAGAGTAAGAGTCTTTTCTTGTCTTTTCTGCGCCACTCTGACGCTTTAATTCTGGCGGCAAATCAAAACTTTGGTGACCATTAGCAGTAGTTGTCGGAATAATTAACGAACACTGAGCTTTGACAAGCTCTATCATATCCGCTTGATGGTCTACAAAATCTACCATCTTAGCTTCAATGCTTTGACTGTCTTCTTGATCCCTCACGAACTTTAAGTTCTTAATAGGGATAGTCTTACCCTTTTGAGTAGTAAAGTCGTCATTAACAGCTTCTGCTGCGAACAAGATTTTACGGTGGTCAAAGTTTGACTGGAGAAGTTCGTTACCGTACCTTATCCAAGGGCTAGTTGGGATTCTCAAATAACAAATGCGCTTCTGCTCTAAATTATAAACTGATCTAGCTTTACGAAGTTCAGTTTGATAATTTTCCGGCGAATCAAAATCAGCCTCAAACATCTTTACTTCGATCTTTGCATTCTTAAATAACTCGCTTTCATTTGCCGCATTGATGAACTGGACACCGCCGTTATAGTCTCCGCACATTGCAACAACGTTGAAGCTCGTCATCAAATAATTAAGATATTCGATATGCTTTTTTAAGTTAGTTCCAGAGACTGCATAATTGTGAACGAGAATGCCTCTTTTGTTAGCTTTATCGAGTTTGATAACATTCATTGCAAAATCGTCAGACGATTCGTTCTCTGCCCAAGAAGGATCAAAGCTAAGAATGTATTCTGCGTTTCTTTCCCCCGCAAGCTCGATGCTCTGCCCCTCTCCAGCCTTTATAGTGCATTCGTGCATCTTGCTGAGTTTAAAATAACCAGAAGAGTCGTCCATAAATCTAGATCCGAACTCTCGCATAAATTGAGACTCGGACATTGTAGACTTCGCTTGGGTCAAAAGACTTTCGTCGTACAAACCTTGAGGCGCGACATCATAAGAAAAGTGCAGGATCGCTCTTGTTGCACCGCCCTTACCATCTTTCTCTGGATAACTAATTAAAGATTCGTACTGCTTGTAAAGCTTGTACATATACTCAAACTGATAAGACGCCGAAGATAGCACAATGATCTTGTTGTTAGGCCAGCGGAACCGATCCTCCTCTTTCATATCGCCGCGCTTAATTAGTTCAGTCTCCAAGTCATATACTTGTTTTCTTTCTGTTGGGTTTTGAACTACAGAAAGGAATGGAATGATAACTTCGTTAAAGATTCTTTCCGGCATTAGCAAGAACTCGTCGATCATCATTCTGTGGAAGCGGAAGCCACGAAGTTTTTCACCGTCGCCAAGGGGTAGACAAGTGATCTTGCTTCTTCCGATCTCCATCGTCCACTCGTCAGAGCTTTTAGTACACTTGGTAATACATTGTTTTAAAAATGCGGCCTGCGGTTTTTCCGAAATCTCTTCGATCTTGCGGAAAATCATTTTTGCCTGACGAAACGTTTTACTAACGATGCCAATATGCACTCCTTGATTTAGAATCGCATCCAAGGATGCAAAAACTGCACAAGTGAAACTCTTAGAAAGACCACGACTCCAGACCATCATTGAATAGTCTGTCTCAAACATTGTCTTAATAGCAAGGTGTTGAAATGGGAACAGCTTTACGCCGCAGATCATCTCGGAAGAAAACGATATGTTATTGCGCAGGAACTTATAGAGTAGAATTTTTGCGTCCCGCTCTTCGATATAACCCTTTTGTTTAAGGATTTCTTCGTTTACCTTGTTGAAGGCGCTGTTTCGTTTTTGATTTCCTTCGATCCAAGCCATAAATAATCCTTGTCTAGAAAATATTGAACGTCCACATCCCAAAGCGGACTGCCAATAGTCAAAAGCTTTGGAATAAGAACCTCGCTGTTCTTTCTGTTACCCGAGAATATAAATTGACAATACCCCGCAAATTCGTGTTGCAGTAATCTCATGTTATGGTAAATAAATTTAAGATTCGCCTTATGAGGAGTAAAGTCATTATTACTATTTATACGTTCTAAAGTGGATTCCACGACAATAAACAGATAACACCCCATCTCCTTTGTCCTTTGAAGCTCGCGCTTGAACCTTTCTAGGTTATCTCCCACTAAAGTTCCTTTAAAATCAGACTCTGACTTGCGGTCCACAAATGTTTTTGTATAATTGGCCCCGCTGGCGGTGTAGTCGCCAAAATCTAGCTTAACTTGCTTCTCGTTTTTGAAACTTAAAGGTTGTTGTTCTCTAGTATCTACAAAGATTTCGATCTCAGAAAAGTCTTCGTGAAACTTTTTTGGCAGGCTTCTTCTGAACATAGGCTCTGCGCCAATTTCGTCGCAAGCTTTAGAATAAGAGCCAAAATGCTTCTTATACAAATCAATTGTAGGCATCTCGCTTGTCTCTAGCTCAAGATATGATGGAGCATACTTCAACTCTTTGCTCTCGATCCTGTGCGCGAGCATCTTTTTAATTTGAGCTTTTACTTTTTCTGGCGACTCTATCTCACACCATCGCAAAAGCTGATCTCTATTTTCAAAATCTCTTTCAAAATACAATTCCTTATCCCTAAATGGCAATAGCGTTCCTGTTAGCAGATTTTTACGGGGATAGTAAGTCGTATAGTACTCTGCTAAAGAAGTCTTATGCTTTTTTAAATGAGCATGCAAACTTCTTTCTGAGGGAAAAGTAAGATCGCATATTTTACACTGCATCATCTAATGATATACCAAGAATACGAGCTTTCCATTCTACCATACTCTCTAGTCTTTGCGCTTCATCCTTAACAAGAGATCTTTGCATTTCTGCAATTTTGACCATATTGGCGCGCTCTTCTTCGTCTTGAAACATCTGGACGATAGATAAAACAGAAGCATTTTCTTTTTGTTTTGCGTTGATTCTACCCGCCCTATCGCCTTGCAGTTTTTTAATAAGACTTTCGACGCGCCCTTCGCATTGGTGATACTCGCTACTTTTGGCCTTGATAATTTCGGCCAAACGAATACTCATCTCGTTCTGCTCTTGGGTTTCTTCAAACATCTTATTAAGCTTGTCTAAGTGTCGCGAAGTAGTTTCGAGGTTAATAATTTCTTTGCATACATTCATATACAAATTAACCTCGTCCGCAGTGAGATCAGGCTTGTCCCAAGTCATACGTATAAACTCGTCCTCAAATATTGTTCTGTCCTCTTGAGATGTGTAGCAATTGATGATCTTTTGGAAGCGGGAATTGGATAAATTGATACCAAGCTTATCTATGCAGTATTTATGGTGGCGGCTGATCTTTTCTTTGTTTAAGTTCTCGCCCGTAGCTGCATTGATTTTATTTATTACCCGCTCAACTGAGCGCGGTACTTGATATTTGACGCCAAGCGCGGTCTCATTCTCTGGCATAATGCCATTTCCAATTGAGCGCAAATACTCCATTACAGTACGGTGTTCAACACTTAACTGTACAACCGATTTGTCAGGATAAACAAGCTCTGCGATCTGAAGGCTAGCCGTACCCACTTTAGACTGAGCTTCAATAAAATCTTTTTGCTCATCAGTGAGTGGTAAGCTACCAACTTTCTGATATTTAGAAGTCTTATAATTAATTTTATTTGAAGCTAAAAAAGCCCTGATTGCAATGCCTTGCTTGCTTCTGCCATCCAACTCTTCGTCATTAAAGAACTTCCTTGTGATTAGATTTAAATCAGGAAATTCAGCGGCAAGCTTCTTGATCTTCTCTCCATCTTCTGGGGTAAATTTAATTTCTAGATTCATAGCCAGTAATGATGTCCTCGTTTTGTAGAATCTTTAAAGCGATCTGCTTAAAAAGCTTTTTTAAATTCTTGATTTGTTTGTACCCAGCCTTCTTGCCCTTTTCGTTTGTTTTGTATCCCATTTCTGCCGCCACCTTTTCTTCATCTGCTCCATCTATAAACAGTCTTGCGTAAACTTTGTATTGCTTTGGCGCCAGATAAAGCCTCATCTCTTCGTGAAGCCGATTCGCGCTGGACAATATGTCCAAACTAGAATCTTTCATCGCATAGACGTTATCTATGTGGCCTTCTATAGAAACAGAAAGCTTAACATCGTAAGCGCTCTTCTTTGTCTTTTCCCACTTTCTATAAAGCGGGCATTCAGAACACTGTAAACCGCTTGGGGTGATCGAGCAAGCTGGCGGCTCGTTACCCTGATTATACTTACAGCTTAAACAAGGGCGAACATAATTAGAATAATTATTCCTAAGAAGATTCTTTATTTGATTTGACGCTATTCTAGCTAGCCAAGGCTCAAGTGGGCGATCTTGCTTCCACATATGCCACTTCTTGGAAATGTGGAATCTGATTATTTGCGCCACATCTTCGAAATCCATCCAAGCGACAGCCCTTAGCTGCCACATATATCTCTGTTTCTCGATGATCCGATCTACTACGTCCTGCTTTTCTTCGTACTTAATCTTTCGCCTCATTCTTTGAGCTTCCGTATTTTTGAGGGGACAAGTCGGATATGCCATCACGACGAACTGGCTTGAACTTTTGAGTTCTTGCTGTCGTTGGCGAGCTAGAAAGCTCTTCTAAACTGAAGGCTCTAAAGCCTCCTTCGATAGAGATTTCTACGTCTAACTTGTCCAAATGAGGAAGCTCATTAATGTCACTCTGATCCTCTGAAAGCTCTTCGTCATCAGCAGGGGCTGAGACCTTTGGGGCTTGCGCTCTAGCCGAACTCTGCTGAACGGCTTTAGCCGTCATTGGCGAGCCGCATTTCGAACAGAAGTTAGGCGGAAAACCAGCATGTTGATGCTTTGCTCCGCAACTAGAGCAGAAAACAGTGGACATATTTATTTGTTTTTATCCAAACGGTCCACCTTTTCATTAAGGTTTTCCATTCTCATTAATATTTTAGCAATATCTTTCTGAATTTCAACCATCTTATCAGTATTTACTGGATCTCCTTCATCATCTACTATCTTAGACAAACGCCGAGATATATTTTTTACCTCGGCGTTTACATAGGAAATTTGCTGCGCTTGAACTTTTATTTCTTGAGCAACAGGACTAAAATCGCTCTTCGTAACATAAGTTGCATTAAGATAGAAAAGAACACAGGCGACACCAATACCTCCAAATATTTTGACGATATTGGCCCAATTACTTAGGATTGCTATTTTTATTTCCCCTCTGCTCATTGATAGCTTTATCTATCTTCTTTACAATGAATTTCAGGATTTGGCTTCTTTTTATATCATCTTCCGTAAATTTAAATGTTAGTATGCCATTTTGACCCGATTCCTCATCGGAAAACAGTTCGAAAAAGTCTTCAAAGCCATTCTGGCCGCGCATATCGGACTGCATAAAGTCGCCGCAAAGGAAGATCTTTGAGCCTTCACCAATTCTAGTGATAAGTGTTGTAATCTCTTTATGGGTAAAGTTTTGCACTTCATCAGCAATAACGATTTTATCAGAAAGAGTACTACCTCTAAGGAAGTTAACTGGAATTGCCGAGATTAGGCCATCTTCTTTCAGCCTATTGGCATCAGTAGGTTCGATAATCTCATGAATTTTATCTTCTAATGGCTGAAGGAATGGTTGGAACTTCTCATTGATCGTCCCCGGTAGGGAGCCTAGCGATCTTTCGCCGCTTTCAATAATAGTCCTGACATACACTATCTCCTTTTCTGAGTCTTTTATTAGGTTTAAGGCGGCATAAACCGCCATAAAAGTCTTTGATGTTCCTGCTGGTCCAGATATGAATACTAATTTAGTTTTCTCGTCCATCAGCATCTTCAGCAGTTCTTGCTGCTTTTCGGTAAATTTAAATTTCCGCTCCTTGAATTTTAATTCATGGTTTAATTGAGGAATTACGATCTCTGCGGGTTTATTCTTTTTGTTTTTTGAGGCTTTTTTGGCCATAAATTAAACCATCTCCTCAACAACTGTGAGGTTAGTTTTTGCAACTCCGTTAGCATCTACTGAAAAAGATTGGTTAGTGAGCACCCCAGTAATACCAATCACATTACTATCAGCCATCGTAATCTGACAGTTCATCGTCTGATTTGGCTGATAATCAGAGATCCAATTCAGGTTTGATACGCCATTAATCTGCAATGTTTTAGTGATTCGCGCGACGCTAACCTTTGTGGGATATTCTTGACCAATCTCGTAATTTGCCACTCGATCAACAGAAACCTCAAAAGAAATATTTTCGTATTCTGTGATTGGTCCAGAAAAATATCCAGCATTTGTAATCGCAATTGAAGTGCCGCGCAAAGGTGAAATTAAATTTGAAGATGATTCTGACGGAGTTTGGGAGGTAATGCCTGCGCCCGTTGCCATTCCGTAAGAGTCAAACTGTAAAGAAACTTGACAAACTCTCCAAGGCTCAAAAACGGCTCCGAAACTCTTCAGAAAACACTTGTCAAAACGATAACTGGGGATCTGAATGTAGGAACCACTTGTAAAATCGCCAGTCAAAGCTAAGAAACCAGTGATCTGATTCAGTCCCGCGCCCGTAATAGGAACGATTGTAGCGGAAACGGTGGCGGATTTCGGCCCAGTCTGATTGTAGTAGTCCTCTTCGCCGCCAATTCTTTTGATTCTCTGTAGATTGGCAGAATTGCTGGCGTTAATATTTAATGCATAAAGTCTATTGTATGTCGCCGTATTCAGGGATTGTTCGTCTCCTGAAGAGACATATCCAAGAATATTGTTGTAACTGATGTATGACATTACTAGTATTTTACACTTGTTCGCGCTTTATTCCAACTTCTAAAATTTATAGAAAAAGTGCCCTGCGAGTTACTATACCATTAGTATGAACGGCAAAGGATCTAAACCGCGTCCATTTTCAGTAAAGTATGACCAGTACAGCGAAAACTGGGATAATATTTTTAATCAGAAAAATGTCATCGTTCCCCTAAAAACGCTTGACAACGGCGACCAATACATTGAGATTCCTGAAAAGATGCTGAAAAGCTTAGGCTGGAAAGAGGGCGACGATATTGGGTGGGCAGAATTAGAAGACGGCAAATTTAAACTTAAAAAGAAAAAATAATATGGGAATGTTCGACACTATCGCGGTAGCTGAAAAGCTTCCCATCACCCAAGAGATGATCGATCTTGGTTTACAGGAAAAACTTCAAGAGTTTCAAAGCAAAGATCTTGAATGCGCTCTTGATCTTTACTTCATGCAAAACGGCAGACTCTTTGTGGAAAAGTACAAGGAGACGAAGTGGATTGAGGGCGATAAAAATGCCAAAAGCATTTTTGCGCGGCTTGGTCATATGGAAAGAAATGACCCTTACCAAGAGGATACTCATTTTCACGGTAAGGTTAATTTTTATAATTATATTATGGATGTTGCTGAAAAGTACGATTGCATGATTGAGTTCTGTGCAACTTACAACAAGGGGCAACTAGAAAATATCGAACTTGTAGAATTTGATAAAAAAGACAATAGGGGGCGCAAGCAGAGAGATTTAATTTGGAAAAAAGAAGCAGAGAGAATTCAAAACGCTTGGTACAACAAGTATTTTAAATTTTATCAAATTAAAAGAGCAGTTGGGCACAGATTTTTTTATAAGCCTTTGATCTGGCTGAGCGTAAAAACTAGTAGCCTCGCGCGTTTTTTTCTTTAATATGAAAAAGTTCTGTTTCGAAGAGCACTTAAAAGGCAAATATGAAAAAAATGTTTGGTGGTGGCCCACCAAGTGGTATATTGAGCCTCATGCGCTTGGCCTGTATGACTGGAAAGAGGCTAACGAATATTTTAAGTCTAACTATCCAGTGCAGTATTTACTGCGCCATGAAATTGCTTATTCGTATAATGTGCGCATTTCTATGCGTTTGCGCGACCTAAAGTACAAGATTAAGAATACTTTGCGCAATCCTAGAAAGGAAATGCGCGACAGCGTTTTTCCTTCAGACTGGAGCGACTTGACAGAATCAATTACCAAGTTTCACACTGAAGCTGTGATCGAATTTGTAGATCGTGAAAAGTGTTTTGAAACCGTCGATTATTCTAGCGACGAAATTCACAAGAAATTCCAAACAGAACTTCTTGAAATGCACGAGTATGCAAAAACTAAAAGGCCAGAATTGGTGGAGCAGCTTGACAAAGCTTACGAGAGAGTTGACACTAATAAACCTTATCACGAAGCTTATAAGCAAGTTCACGAAATTGAAAATGAAATCAAAATTCGCGACACTAAGCTATGTCATTGGGTCATCGACAACAGAGATTTTTTTTGGGTTTAATCAATGAAAAAGTTAATATTAATCGCACTCTTATTCCTTTCTCTTCCGGCATTCTCTGCGGAGAACCCTAGAATTGAAAGTTCAAGATCCAATGGTCGTCAGGTAAACGCAGACTGGGCGGCAACTTCCGGTCCTGCTTTAATTCTTAATAAGCCAAATATCGTTTCGCCAGTTAACGCAGACTGGAACGCCACTTCCGGTCCCGCAATGATTTTGAACAAACCTACGTTCAGCAATTCACCACAAATTAACGCGGACTGGAATGCCACTTCTGGCGTTGCTCAAATCTTGAATAAGCCAGTTATTCCTGCGGCTCAAGTCAGTTCTGACTGGAACGCAACAAGTGGAGTTGCTCAAATCTTGAACAAGCCAACGATTGTTAACGCTGACTGGAACGCGACTTCTGGCCCAGCGCAGATCTTAAATAAGCCGTCCAGCATTGGAGGAGCGCAAGTTAATGCGGATTGGAGTGCAGCCTCTGGCGCAGCGCAGATTTTAAACAAGCCCGCAACATTGCCCACAATTCTCAAAGTTAATACCGTCACGGCGGACTACATTTTGAGAGCT